TCTCATCCTGAGAACGTTATAGCTGGAGTGTCAAAAAGGATGAGTAATCAGCGGTTACCACACGACCGCCAGATGCGAAATGAATTTAATGTGTGGGTAAAAAATTTTGTGCGGGAAACATTTGAACCAATACCCGAAGATTATGATTTTTCATTTGAATATTGGATAGAAAATACCGGGTACCCGCTGTGGAGGAAAAAAGAATTGGCCCTAGTCAAAGATCAAATGAAGGATTCTACAGAGATAGACGATGAAAAAATGTTGTATACGCAGATGGGCGAAATAAAATTATTCATTAAAGACGAGAGTTATCCTGAATACAAATATCCGCGAGGAATATGGGCAAGATGTGATAAATTTAAAGTGGAGATAGGACCGTTTTTCAAAGCTATGGAGAAACAGGTCTATAAAACTCCCTATTTCATTAAGAATATCCCAGTAGCGGAACGAGCAAGATACATAATGACACATTTGTATCAGGAGGGACTAATGTACATGGAGACTGATTACACTTCATATGAGACACATTTTGATGAAGAAATGCAGAATGACTGTGAGGTAGAATTGTATGAATGGTTATTGGTAAATCATCCAGAAATGAAAGCAAAATTCTTCAGAATGTATAATAAAGTGATGTACGGTCCTGCTCTGGTAAAAAATTATTATTATGTCATATTAATGTTGTGCAGACGATTCTCCGGAGAAATGAACACAAGTTTGGGAAATGGATTTTCGAATCTCTGCATGATAAAATTTCCGATGCATAAATACAACATACAACACACAGGTCCAGTGATAGAAGGTGATGATGGACTGACAGGGCAATCAAAAGAAATCCCCAGTGAATATTTCACTAAAATGGGGATAAATGTAAAAAATGAAAAACATGAAAAAATAAGTGGGGCGGGTTTCTGTGGTCTAATATTTGATGAGCATGACCAGATAGTAATGACTGATCCGAGGTCGGCGATAATCGATTCAATGTGGGTGGGCAGGAAATACACATGCGCTAGTGACAAGGTATTATTGGAATTGACAAAAGCGAAAATGTTATCATTGGCGTGGCAGTATCCAGGATGCCCAATCATAAGTGTGTTTTCACACAAATTGTTGACATTATTGAAAGATTATAAAGCTGACTTCAGGGAAATGGAAACAGATTGGTACCAGCGACAATTGATGCAAGTATCAATGACTGGATCACGGGAAAACTACCCACGAATAAAAATTGGGGAGGGTTCTAGGGTTGTGATGG